ACAGGAAGCAATATTTTGGAAGGACAACGATCCTGTTGGCATACTTAAAAGTGATTGCGATGGAGTACCAATGATTGTAGGACTTGGTGAAACTTATAAGGATGGGTTTTTCCATCCTTACCTAATTACAGAAGGTATAAGTGCTAATATATCCTTCTCAGTAGTGTAAAATAAATACATCATTGGAAGGAATAACATGGTTGAAACCACAGCAATAGAAAAGAAGAGCCTAGAAAGCCACGTTGAGCTGTGTGCCGAACGTTACAAGTTTATGGAAGCAAAACTTGAAACGATGGACGCAAAAATCACCAAAATTGAAGAAGTAGTAGACGAAGTGCATAACTGCGTACACAAACTAACCACAAGACGCAATGATCAGGTTATGCAATGGGGCGGCGGAATAATACTCACACTGGTAGGAGTAATAGGATGGCTTCTCGCAAACTACGTTCTATAAAAAACAAAAAGAAAGCCGCAGACGCTCTGGCTCGGCTAGCACAAAAACATCTCATTGACAACCCGAACGCTATTATTGACAGCGGCAACAGCATCAGTGTGTTTGGCGAATACACCATTGCTAAGCACCCCGAAGAGTGTGTGGTTTACAAAAATCGTGTGGAACAGGTTGTGCTAAACACAACAAAGAACGCACTTAGCTGGTGCATATTTGACAAGTATAAATTATTACAGTTTAAAAACCGTATAGTCGAGTGCGATAGACAACTTGGTTACAAGCAAATGGAAATCGTACATTTTATTAACTGCATAAAATGCTCTACAGATAGTTTTCAAAAAGGTGTACTATTTGATAGACTGTACAACAGTCGCAGTCAAGCATTTCGCATCAAGAAACAATTAGATAAATGTGTTAATTTGGCTAAATACTGTCAACAAAAGGGATTCGAGAATGAAACTTCAAGACTTGGAATCAAGTAGCGTACAGAAATCACAGAAAGTTTTTGAAAGTTACTTTGAAAAGAAAATTGATTTAAGTGCCATTGACCAATCTACGGCACTTAAAATGTTAGAAAAAGTCAGATCAATAATTGCAGAGCACCGCAATAGTAAAAATCTGCACAGCAGTGAGCGTAATCCTGCATATCTTAAAGCACTTTTTATGGAGCAAGCACTGCAATCTGTTGTAGAGGTTGATGCTCAGAGCCTTATGATGAAAGATCCTAAGGTAAAACGTGCTATGACTAAAGTTGCTAACAAACAACCACTGTCATCTGAAGAAGAACAATTGATTGGTGCAATGGCAATGGCTAAAACTCCCGAGTCTAAGAAAAAAATGGGTAAAAAAGTCATGGAAAGTGAAATTCAGCAAGCACAAGTTGTTCTTGCTGCACAAGACATGGTTGACCGTGTGCAGGATATGATTGAAGATATCACTGACATGGAATACAAAGATCTGCCTGCATTAGTAGAAAGTATAAAGAACGAAGTGGGTACAAGTCAAGCACAACAGTTCCGTGATCAAGCAACAACAGCACTAGAAGGATTGGTAGGAAACCTACAGAATGCCAAGCAACAACTCGAATCTGCGCAAGGCATTCTCACAGGACAAGAACCAGTTGTTCCAGGCGAAGATGAAATGAACATGGACATGGATGTAGACACTGACGCAGGTGATGTTGAAGTTGATGCTGATGTGGACGTCGAAGAACCAGGATCAGATCTAGAGGCGAGCCTCGGAAGAGCTCGTAGATAAATGCGCCTTTGGGAATTTGCTGGAGCAGTAGAGAAACAGCAACTCGTTGCACTCAGCGAATTCTTGCTTGGCCGCGCTGATGATACAGGCTCAAAATTCAAAATTAGTATTCCAACATTCTTAAGCATGGCATCCGATATGGGTATAAACATAACGGATAGCCAATTGCGAGATCTAGCCACCCAAGAACCACTAAGCAATGTTATTGTAAATGTTACCGGCGATGAAATTATTTTTGCTGGCGGTGGGTCAGATGCAAAAGTCTCAGACACAATGACAGTCACACAAGCACAAGACACAGTAGAAAAAATGGCAAAAAATGCCTTGCCTAACAATCTAAAATAATTACTTGATGCAATCCATCAGATGGGAAAATGGTCGTGCCATTATACCCAAAATTGAATTTTATATAAATCATACCTGTAATTTAACATGTAATAATTGTAATCGTTTCAATAACTACAATTTCACGGGCTGGCAGTCCTGGAGTGATCATGCTGACGAGATTGAAAAATGGAGCAAGTATATAAGCATTGAAAAAATTGTTATTATGGGAGGCGAACCTTTATTGAATCCTAGTTTAGTTCAATGGGTGTCAGGCTTGAATAAAATTTTTGATATGCCAGTACAAATTCTATCAAACGGTACACACATATCTAAGGTAAAGAATCTTTACAATTTAATCTCGCAGCCAGTCACTTCAGATGGAAAATATAATTTTTTACAGATTAGTTTACACAATAAAAATTACTACAATGATTTAATTGCAGATTTAAAAACACTATTAAAATTTAAAGGAGCAACAAGCGAATTTTTGTATCCTTATAAAGGACCAATAGATTACCAAAAACCTCACAAAGTATGGGGAGTAAATGGTATTAGTGTAGAAATACTTTTACAAGATGAATTTGGCCCTGCGTCGGTAAAAGTTAATAATAACCAACTGACTTTACACAATAGTGATCCGACTGAATCTCACAGAAGTTGTGGTTTTGTGCAAAATAATTGTTATCATATGGTCAATGCCAAATTGTACAAATGTGGCCCTGTTGCACTTTTGCCCGATTTTGATAAACAGCATAGATTGGATATCAGTGATCAGGATAGAGAATTAATGAATAATTATGAGCCGCTAAGTGTAAACGAATTTTTAGAGCGGGGTACGGAGTTTCTGAGCAACATTGATAATGTCATCCCACAGTGCAAATTTTGCCCGGTTGGTTCAAATTATGAACCAGAACTAATTTATCCTGTGATTAAAGGAAAAGTATGAATACTCTCGTAACTTTTGGAGATAGTTGGCCTCAAGGCGGAGAATTAAATTTTCCAGATGTGCCGTATGGTAATTTACTGCAACAAATGCTAGGTTACGACAAATTTTACAATTACGGAAGTGCAGGTGCAAGCAATGAAGATTTAGTGGTACAACTACTTGAGCACCTTGAGCAACACGATGATAAGTTTACTGCAATATTCTTTCTAACCAACCCTGCACGAAGCATGTATTGGCCACGTAGCATGAGTTGGAGTTGGATGAGCGACGAACGTAAGCATTGGCCTGTTGATGCATTAGATACAATTAAAGAATTATTTTTACACTTTCACGATAACAACAAAGATATGATTAGGGCTAGCATGAGTGTTAATGCATGTCAGCAGATATGCGAACATTATGGAATAGATGATTATTATTTTGCTGGTTGGATTAGATATAAAGATTGGTTGCCCGGAGTAGACACTGGTAAAATTTATAAAGGTGGAAGCGAAACAGCCGCTGATTGGTTTGGAATTTCCGACCACAATGGAGAACATTTGTTAGGTACCCAAAACAACAAATATATTCGTCCAAACTTTGCTCACCCTAATCAATTAGGACATGAATTGATTGCCAAAAAACTTGCAGAATGGATACAAGTATAGCATAATAACTGATGATTGAAAAATTCCAATACCATAAACTTTCACGAACTAACATCGACGGCAAACGTCATTACAACACACCAGACGGCAACCCAGTACCCAGTGTAACAACAATCTTAGACAAAACCAAACCAGAAGAGAAAAAGATTGCACTAGAAAACTGGAAACGTCGTGTTGGACATCAACGTGCGCAACAGATAACCACTGAAGCCGCAAACCGTGGCACACGAATGCACACCTATCTTGAGCATTATGTACTAGATAAGGAGCTCAAACCTAGGGGAAGTAATCCATTTAGTTGGGCAAGTCACATGATGGCAGAAACTGTTATACGTGAAGGTTTGTGCAATGTCGACGAGTATTGGGGTGTTGAGGTACCACTATACTTCCCTGACGTATATGCAGGAACCACTGACTGTGTAGGTGTGCATAAAGGTGAAGAAAGCATACTAGACTTTAAGCAAAGCAACAAGCCCAAAAAAGAAGAGTGGATCGAAGACTACAAACTGCAACTGTGTGCGTATGCAGAAGCACACAATGAAGTATATGGCACCAACATTCGCAAGGGCGTTGTGTTAATGTGTGTCAAACCCGACATGGACGAAGGAGGACTTATCACAGGCGAACCACAATACCAAGAGTTCGTCATTGAAGGCAATGAGTTCGAAAAATGGCGACAGGAGTGGTGGAAACGAGTTGAACTATACTACACAAACACATAAATACGCTATCGGAGAGAATTTTAGATGGCAATAGTTCAAGTTTCAAGAATAACACACCGCAAAGGTTTAAGCGAAAACCTGCCGCAATTAGCTGGTGCTGAGTTTGGTTGGGTAATTGACGACAGAAAACTTTTTATCGGCAATGGAACACTTGCAGAAGGTGCTCCAGCGGTTGGAAACACAGAAGTTTTAACGCAATACAGTGACATCCTTGCGTTAGCAGATGGTTACACATATAAAGGCGAAGCAGCTGGTTATACAGTGCAAACCGGGCCAAGTGCAAGTGCTCCTGTAAGCCGCACACTTCAACGCAAGATTGATGACTTTGCCAGCGTCAAGGATTTTGGTGCAACAGGTGACGGATCAACAGATGATACTGCTGCTATCAATAGGGCATTATTTCAACTTTTTTGTCGTCAAATTAATAGTGAAATCAGACGTAGTTTATTCTTTCCAGCAGGTACATACTTAATCACAGAACCAATTAAAGTTCCGTCGTTTGCACGTTTGTACGGTGAAGGATCCAGTAGTAGTATAATAAAACTTGCTAGTGGCGCGAGTGGCAGTTATGTAATGCAAACAGCAGACAGTTTGCAACAGGTTGGTAGTAATATTGGTGATTCAAGTGCTACTCCGCCAACCGATATTGAAATTGCAAGTTTGTGTTTTGAAACTGCAAAATCAACCACCGCTGTACTAGTTGAAGATACAACACACATGTTATTTGAAAGTGTGGACTTTAAAGGTCCGCTGGCACAAAGTGATCTTGGGACGGCTGCCGCTGATCTTGCACTGGTAAGATTTGATAGCACCGCAACCCTTGTAACTAGTAGTATTGTGTTTGATCGTTGTAAATTCAGCAATGCTACATACGCTTTTGATGCAGATGAGCAGATTGAAGGCATCAGTGTAAACAACAGTCGTTTTACAACTCTGTATCAAGGAGTATTGATTGGTGCTGGCAGTCCTGTATCGGGAGGTCCGCAAGGGTTCAATATTACACAAAGTTTGTTTGACAAGATTCGTGGCGAGGGTATTTTCATTGGTGCTGTAAGCAATAATATGAGTGGCTATAATATCTTCCTTGATGTTGGCAATAACTTTTCAGGCGCTGGTTCTGCGATCACACCTGTTATTTCCATTAACGGTGATGACAACGTTAGCGTTGGTGATATGTTTGAGCGTAGCGATGCGGATGATGCAAGCTATGCCCGTATTGCTCTAAACAACAAAGATGCATTTGGACTGGACAAAGGACAGCGTTACAAGTTTGGCTCCTACAGTCGAGAAGTTGGCAAAACTGTAAGTCTTACAACTCAAGTAAGTGCAACAACAATATTTACGATGACCAGCACACGTTCACCAGTGTTCTCTGTGCGATATAGTTTTTATGATCCTGTAAGCAATGCCTTGCGTATGGGTGTATTAAATGTAGTTGGTCAAGACACCGATGATAGTTCAGGCACACTGGTTTACACAGACGAATACAGTGAGAATGCTGTAACTGGTTTAGTAATGAGTGCCGAACAAAGTGGTACAACAATTTCCGTAAAATATACTGCAACTGATGCAGGAACATTCAAATACACAGTAGAATATCTGGGGTGATATGTGTGGCCAAATAACAATGACGATCTGTTGATCTCTTGGTATAGCCTTCGACTTGATAACTTAGACAACTCGTTAGAACAAGCACTGCAAAATGTAAATGATTGGTGGCAGATGGCTCCAATCTCCTTGCACTATCTACATTGGGACGCTGTGAAAGATTGGCCCGATCCATGGGATCTTTTGGCGGACGGAATTTATTGCAGTCTTGCAAAAGCAGTGGGAATCAGTTACACTTTACTGTTAATGAATCGTCCTGATATCAAAGATTTAGCCTTACTTGAGACTGAAGAAGGAGACAATTTAGTCCAGGTGAACCAGGGAATATATATTCTTAATTGGGCACCAGGCGAGATGTTAAATATCAACACGAAAAAGTTTCGCATAACACGCACCATGGA